TCGGTGTCTTTGCTGAAATGTTTGCGCATTTTTACAAGCTCCTCTACTTTATTTTTACTAAACATCACGACCGCATTCGTCCGGCGATTGAAGTTGTTGAGGTAGGCCTCGGCTTCCTCAAGCGTTGCCTCTGCCTCGTCCCGCTTCAACTGCTCGGGTGCTTCTTCAAATGCGTTCATGCCAGTGATAAATGGGTCATTGACCAGAGCGACATGCTCCAGCACGATTCCGCGGTCGTCGCCGGTTCGGGTGTCGATGTAGTGCCAGTTGAAGCACATCGATACGTCAAACACCAAGTCCTGCTCCAGCCGGTACAAAGCCTCGTAGTCGCGGATTTCCAGTGTGGCGTACACGCCGTCGCCTGGGACAATCTCCAGGGCCACCACCTCGCCGGCGTTATCTTTCGTGCCGCTCCAGTGATCAAACGGAATACTCACCCGTGGCAGCGTCGGAATCTTGCCGCTTTGCTTGGCCTCAAAGTTGGCCAGCATTTCCTCAGCCCACGCCTCGTCCAGCAGTTCGCACTCTTCGCCGTCAAGCGGAGAATACAGCTGGCCGAACGCCGCTATTTGTTTGCGGAAGCGGCGGCCTTTCCAGTCGCCCTCTTCGCCCTTGTCCTTGGCGGATAGTGTGCTGCTGGAGAGCATCACTACCGTTCGTGTGTTGTTGCGTTGATTAATCTTTGTCATGACATTTTTTCCTCTGTTTTAACAATAGCATATTTTAATCACTTTTAGGTAGATGGCTGCAGCAGTTGGCTTCCTGCCAATCCGCCGGCAATGGTCGGCATGCCGGTTATCTCTGGCTTCTCTTCCTCCTCGGCAAGCACCGCAATCCAGATACAGCGGCATCTGAAGTGGATCGGCGTTTTCCACGGAGTGTCGGCGTATTCCTCTGGTGTTGCTACTTTTTCGTCCAGCTCGCGGCAGGTCTGGCAGGTTTTCTTGTCCAGGATCGCCGAGTAGACGTATCGGTCGATGTCTTCGTCGTATTTCTTAAACGTCTTGCTTCGGCCGGTGTTGATTGATTCGGCCACTGCCACGGTATTGCCTGGCTTGGTGTGAGCGGCTAGGTAGGCCAGCAGTGCTATCGCCAGGTCGTCCAGCACGTCGTCAATAGCCCCCTCACTGAAATGCCGGCGCGCCATCTCGCTCGAACCCTGGCCGCCAACCAGTGCGGCTATCTCAGCCTCGACATCGCCGAATTGTAGGTCGACGAATTCTTGCGCTCGGTCGGCGATTCGTTGCTTGTCGGCCTTGTCTGTCGCCGGCGCTAATTTGCCGAGTTCGTTGGCTGCTGCGGTTTTGCCATAATTGAAGCCGTCTGTCATTGCCGTTTGAAGCGTTTTGAAATAGCGTTGTCGTAATTTCTGGCTAACTTTATAGCTCAGTTCCTTGCCCTGCTTTTCAAGCGCTTTGAGCGCTTCCGTGGCCTCGTCTTTGACTGCCTCAAATATTGATTCAGTCTCTGTGTCGAGCATGTCCTCGAGCGTATCCATTTTTTTGTCGAGGGCGGACAAGTTTACGTTTTTTTCAGCGTCGTTCAGTTCGCGCCGCCATGTCGGTTCGGCGCTGCTCGATAAAAAACGGGAGGATTCCTCTGATCGCGACTTCTGCTCGAGCTTGGCTTCTGCCTGCGCCTTTTCAATCTCGCCCAGGTCAATGCCCATCTGCAGAGCCATGCGTTCCACAATCGATTGCACTAGCTCGTCGGACAGAGCTTCTGGCCGCTGCGATAGGATTTGGGTGAATGCGTCGGACAACATGCCGACTGTGCTGTCGGCCAGCTTGGCAAACTTAAACCGTGGATAGCTCGGCTTGGCAAAGTTCAGCTCCGTCAAATCCGGTATCAGATAGGCGTTGATGTGGTACTCGACGTTTTTCATAATCCCCTCAAGCACCAGGTTGAGCAGGTCGGTTTGGTCTTTGCTCAATGCCCAGCTCCCGCCCGAATTATCGCCGAGCATGATTGCCTGGGCCAGCACGCTCCTGGTCATTTCGCGGTTGTGATGGTCGATAAGCGGCATGATGTCCACTCGCTGGTTTGTGCCTGGATTCGCCATCTGATATCCGAATGGCAACACCACGGCGCTGTTCATCTCAACCGTATCAGATAGCCGCTCGGCCACGTCGCTCATCTGTTCAGATGTCGCTCGCTCGGCGGCGATGGCGGTGCGTGGCGGCACTGATCCGGATTGCGCTTGGAGGCGGCCGAAGTAGTACAGCTTGTGCTTCTCCTCGCAGTGATAGGCGGCCGCAGTGAACAAACTCTCGCCTTTGAGCCAGTTGCGTTCCTTGCTATTCGTAAACAGGAATGACTTCTCGACTGGTATGTGGACTGGCTCTTCGCCTGGATTTATCCGCTGATCAGCTCCGTCGAAGCCGCCCTTGTCGTCGGTTCTAATCGTTATCGTGTTTGCGTCGTAGCCGGCAATCTTGCGGTAGACGATTTTGCCGTCGGCGTTTAACGTGTAGACTTTTTCAAAATAGCGATAGCCCTCGCTCAATGCTCGCAACATCTCAGCCAGCACCAAGTGGAATGGCGTTGACATGCCGCCGCGCTCTGGGGGCAACTCGAAAGAATTTCTTACTAGTTCGGCCTGCTCGCCGGTCGGGTCGAATTCTTCGTCGGCTTCAATCGCCCACTCGCTCGCCAAAATCGGCAGCGTCAGCAGGTTGTTGATTGCCAGGAACGTTCCGTCAATGCTGCGCAGCTTCTCAAAGTCGGCCGCCTGATTTTTCTGGCGATTGTCTAGCGCGTACTTCTCGTACAGCTTCTGCATCTTGGTCACCGCCGAGCCCGTCTGCTGGTCGAGCTTTGGCGGTGTCCGCTTGTCGTTTTTGTCTTTGGCAAATGTTAGGCTGATATTCATTGAGCGCGCTTCCTACTTTGTTATAGCTTTATAAAATCATTGTACACCATAGCCCTTATTTTTGTCGCCTCCTCGCCACGGCGATTCGCTGGACTTCGGCCTGCTGGACAAAGTTGGCAAACGCGTACATCAAACTGTCGGCGCGGTCTGGTGAGCGGTGCAGGCGCTTCTTCAGTTGCTCTTTGGTTTCCACGGCGATTCCTTGCCGCGTAATGTCGTAGCGGATTGCTGATAGCTCAGCGGCCAGTTCGGTAAATTCTGGCGGTATGTAAATCTTGCCGCTCTTGAATCGCTCGGCCAAGTTCCACCACAGCTGCGAGCGCAGGTTCACGAATGTTAGCCCGGTATCATCTTTGCGCGCTGATGAGTTGTTGAGTATGCCGACCACGCCGTCGATCTTGTCGTGGGTCAGTTTGTCGACCACGCCACCACCGAGGCCGTCCTCGTCAATGCCGATAAACTCTGGCGCTGGATAAATCATCTTGACGCGGCCTGCGGTCTGCTCGGTATCTTCTTTCGAGTAGGCATGTTGGTTGGTGACGATGCAGCCTCTGCGTCTGGTAATGACAGTCTTGTCGTCGCCGAAGCGAGCCACGTCGACACCGACGCTCAGCGGCTCGTCCTTGCTTTGTGCGGCCTGCAGTTCGGCCAGTCGCTCCGGTGTCATTGCCGCCTCGATAAATTCAAGCGGTATTAACGTATTGACTTCCGCTGTCGGGAACTGGCCAAGCACGCGGCTCTGAAACATCGGCGTGTCCACTCCCCAGCGCGTTATCTTGTCGGCGGCCCATTGCGGCGTGATCAGGTATGGTGCGACAATCTCCAGAGCCTCCTCGTCCAGGTTTTTCAAGTCCTCGATGGTCTCGATTCCGTTGTTCGTAAAGTTCGGCGTATCAAAGCAGCTGATTCGTATCTTGCAGCTTTTCGGATCGATGTGGTGGCTGTTGTAAAAGGTACCGCTCAGCTTGGTGGGGTTTCCGATGAACAAAGCGTGAGCGCCGAGTGATGTCATAATGGCTTCTACTGCGACGAACGTTTCCTCGGACACACCAGCAGCCTCGTCAACGATAACCAAAATGTTACCACTAGCTGGGTGGAATCCCTGGATCTTGTCGGTGTCGTCGGAGCTAACGCCAATCGCGAACCATTCGTCTGAATATTCCAGCATGGTTTTCAGCAGGCGGCCGCTCCTCGCCATGGCGGATTTCTTGTGGACGGCGCGGATCTGTCGCCAGAGCAGCTCCTCGACCTGTCGAAACGTCGGCGCGGTGGTCACCACGTAGCTGTTCTTGTATGTATTCAGGAACTGGTGAGCGGCTCGGGCGGCGAGGTGCGTCTTGCCGATACCGTGGCAGCTGGCGACGGTCACGATACGGTTTTTGGCAATCGCCCGCAGCACCTCCTGCTGCTTATCCCACAGGCTGTCGCCGATGACGTTCTCTACGTAAAAGTTCGGGTCTCGGCGGCTGGCTTCCATGACGGCGGCGATGGCACGCGCTTCATCAAGATTCGCCGGCCTTTTCATCTGCTTCCTTGAGCAACTGCTCAGCTCGCTCAGCGGCTTCCACTAGGTTTAAGGTGTCGCGTTCCTGATCGTCGGTTGGCTCGCTGGTCTTGTTGATAACGGTCGGCAGGCCTAGGGTTTTTCGTTCGCCATCGATGGCGGCCTGGAGGGCATAAATCGATTTAGTCACGTCGCCTGTCTTTTTTTGGCTGTCGGCTCGCTTCAGAGCATTCATGGCTGCGATTTGTGCGTTTCTCCACATGCCCAAGTGCGCGGTATTTCGCTCGGATATCATTTTGGCGTGTTCGTCCATAGTCTTCTCGAGCGCTCTGTCCATACA